TAATATTACTACAATTAGTTTTAAATTTATTATATACACTTTTATCTTTAACTATTGCTCTGTTAGTTTTTGGATTTACTAATTTATTTTGTTTCCATTTTATACATTCTTCATCTGTAATTTTATCTTTATCTACTTCTTTAATATCTTTATCTTCTTCTTTAATATCCTTATCTTGTAATTCTTTTAATATTTTAATTAAATCATCTTTTGTTTTTACAGTTAAACCTTTTATAGTAGGATTAAGTTTTTTAATTCTATCTATTAAATCTTTTTTAGATAATGTATCTAAAAATACTATATCATCTTTCTTTTTTATAAGTTTATGTAATTTTTTTAATTGTTTTTCATCTAATTCTCCTTCATCTTGTTCAATTATAATATCAGTATCAATTTCACTTTCTAATTCATATACTTCAGGTAAATTAACATAATCACAATTAAATCGCATTTGTATACCCATTGCTTCAAATTCTTGTTTTAATAATTTAAAAGAATAAGGTGTTTCAATAACATTAATTTCATTTTTATTACAATTATTACAATAAGTATCTTTAATTTTAGTACCATAAACAGGTATTATACCACAATTTTTACACACACACCATCTATATTTATCTGATCTTTCCATCATACTTTCTTTAATAAATTGTGATATACCATGACTTATAAGACTATCCCTTTCCATTTCACCTATTCTTAATCCACCAGCATTTCTTCTACCACCAGTTGGTTGTCTTGTTAATTGGACTTTTGGTCCAACACCTCTAGCATTTATTTTTTCAGCAACCATATGTTTTAATCTAAAATAATAAGTAGGACCTATAAATATTTCTGTATTTATTTGTTTACCAGTTTGTCCATTATATAAAATTTCATTTCCATATTTATTATATTCATATTTTTCTAAACTATTATAAATATTATCATAATCTAAATTTATAAATGTTGTACCATCTCCTAAATATCCTTCTATACAACATAATTTAGAATATACACATTCTACTAAATGTCCTATTGTCATACGTGAAGGAATAGCATGAGGATTAACTATTAAATCTGGTCTAATACCATCTTTAGTAAAAGGCATTTGTTCTTCTGGTAATATCATACCAATAACACCTTTTTGACCATGACGTGATGAATGTTTATCACCAAATTCTGGAATTTTTATTTTCATTAATCTTACTTTACAAACTTTAGTATCATCTTCTAATGTTTTTGTTCCAACAAAAACTTTATTTATATATCCATAATAACTTTCATCACTTATTATTGATACATCTGTATAACTAGTTTCTTTCACTAATTCTATAAATAATCCCTTTTTTATCTCTTTATATATATCTTTAACTAATATCATACCAATAATTACAGCATTTTTACCTCTTGGAATATAAGAACCTTCTTTAATAATACCTTCATCATTAATTAAATTATAGTCAGCATGTTTAATACCATTAATTTTTAACCCTTCTGTTCTCATTTTAATAGGATTTCCAAATATTATTTTTTCAGTATCACTTATAATTTTTGTTGATGCTGTAATAGATTTGTAATAAGATAAATGAAATAAACCTCTTTCAATAGATTTTTTATTTATTATGAGACTATCTTCTTGATTAAATCCTGTATATGTCATTATAGCTACAATTAAATTAGCACCATTTGCCATAGCATCACTTCCAGTATATTGAGAATGACGTGTATTAATAATAGCTTTTTGAGGATAATGTTGAATAAATCCAAATGTATCAAATCTTTTATTAAAATTTGTAGCATATATTCCAATTGCCTGTTTAGTTTGAGCAGCATGAAATACATTACGTGCGGATTGATTATGATTACACATTGGAATATTACCACTAACAACACTTAACATAGTAGAAGGATGTATTTCAAGATGAGTATGAAAAATATTTATATCATTTTTATACATAGCAATAAAACAACTATCACTTTCTTGAGGATCAATATATTCAATAACAGCACCTTCTTTTTCTAATTCTTCTAATATTTCTTCATCAGTTTTACCTCTAAAAATATCTAAAGTCTTAGGATTAATATATTCATTTTTATAATATATTTCTTCAGTTTTACTATCTTTATTATAATTATTATATTTACCTATTATCATTTCAAACCAATTATTATAAGTTATATCAAATATTTTACTTTTACTATTTTTTAATACTATTAATGGTCTCATTGCTCTTCCAGCTTCAACAAATATTTTTATTTCATTATTTAAATTATTCCAACTAATTGATGTTAATATATTTATTAAAGCATTTCTTCTATATGCTTTTAATGTTCTAACTATTTTTATAGGATCATTTGTAATACCATACCAACTATTATTTACAAATACTTTAGTTATATTTTTATCCAATTTAAGATTATAATATTCTATTGGTATTACTCCAACATCAAATAAACAATCTCTTATATATTGTGGATTTGTTCCTGCTGCTACTTTTGTTAAAAATGCTAAATTTTTTAAATAACCTACAGCAGCACCATCTGGTGTTTCAAAAGGACACATAATACCATATTGATGACAATGTAATTTATGTGGAGAAGTTATTTTAATAGTTCTATCAATAGGCATATTAACTCTTCTTAAATGTGATAAGAACCCAATATAACTAATACGTGATAAATCTTGAACTCTTCCTAATTCAGGGTCATTATCTGTTTCTAAACCCCATCTTCCTTTTAAAGATTTAGCAAAAGTATTAGCAATTAAAACAACAGGAATTAATTTATAAATATTATCTTTTGTAACAAAATTAGTATAATTATTTGTAGTTTTCCATGAACCATAATAATAAAATGTATCTAATGTATCTCTGATAGTTTTTCTTAATCTCATATAAGCTTCTTGAAATAATTCTGCTAACAAAAATCCACTAATATTTATTCTTTTATTAAAATAATTATCTCTATCACTTTCTTTTTTTATTTTTAATGCTACATTTATAAATTCTTTTGTTAAATAACCTAAATATTTTCCTTTATTTTCAAATATTGATATATTTGGAAATATATCTACAGTAAATATATATTTAACATGCTCCAATGTTTTGTATTTTGTTCTAAATCTCAAGTAATTTAAAGCATCCTCTTGATTATAAATATAATATTTAGTTCCATCTTTTTCATAATAATTATTATAAACTGATGGTCTTATAAAATTACTAAAATATTTATCTTCTATTTCTGTATTATTTATTCCAAAAATAGTTTCATATATATCTTTATCACTTTCAATTCCTAATGCTCTAAATAATATAAATAATGGTATTTTACCTTCAATTGAAGGTAAATTTACATATATAGCACCTTTATTATCTATATATTTTTCAGTTATATCATCTGTATCTTTTACTAAATAAAATTCTATTGTTCTTGGTATTAATACAGATTCTCCTATTTCTCCACTTGATTTAATTTTTCCTTTATAACTAAAATTATCATCATCTTTTAATTTACCTGTTATTAAACAATTATTTGTTTCAGATTCTTGTGCTATTATTACTTTTTCTTTTCCATCTATTATAAAATATCCTCCTCCATCATATATACATTCACCTAATCTTTGTAGAACATCATTTCCATTTCCATTTAATAAACATATATCTGAATGAAGCATTATAGGTATACTTCCAATTGCTACATTTTTTATAGTATTTTCTATTATATTACCTTCTTCATCAAATATTTCTATAGTAACATTAGCATATATATGTGTTTCATATGTTATACTTTTTAATCTCGCATCATTTGGTGTAACTAATCTTTGTGATCCATTTTCATATGTTATAGGATGATCTATAAATAATTCATTAGAATTTTTTCCACCAATATATATATTAACTTTCATTATCTCTTTTTCTTTTTTTTCATCTAATTTAATCATCGTAATAGGGTTATATGTCTTAATAGTTTGAGGAATATATCTTTTAATTAATTCTCTGTAACTATCAAGATGATGATTAGTAAATGGATATTTATGATCTTTAAAATATAAATCTAATATATGCCAATCGTTCATTATTTATAATAACATAAAAAAATAATTATAAAAATTTATTTGTAACAATTTTCACCTATATTTGAACAAAATACATATTCTTGTTTAATATAGTCTAATTGATTTATATTATCTATATCTATATTATCTATATTATAATCTTTATTTGATATTAATTCTTTTTGTATATTTATAAATTTTTTAAAATCTTTATTAGTAGCATCTATAAAAGAATTACCATATATTGTAATATATCCTTCATTATCTAATATCATTGTAAATGGATCCATACATTCTTTACATTTATCATCTATTAATTTAGGAATTTTTGAATCAAATAATTCAGATGTTTGATTATTGCTATTATTAATACATTGAACAATAAATTCTGATTTATTAAAAATAAAACCTATAGGTTTATCTATTTTTTTTTTATAATTTATAAAATATAATATTCTTTTATTTTTAATATTATATACAAATAAATAACCATTATTATTCAATTTTAAACCATATTTATTATTAAATGATATTAAATCCGTATTAACATCTAATTTTGTATCAATATCTAATATATATTCATTTGAAATTAATTCTTTTCCCCATGGCATATAAGTTATTTTATCCGATTTTAAAGTATCTTTATATATATAAAAAGACATAACTATTTCAGGAACACCTGGATATTTATCATTTAATAATGAAAGTTCTTTTATCATATTTTCACTGTATTCTTTAGAATAATGATTATATTTTACTTTTATTTTTTTATCTTCTAATTTTTCCTTTACTGTTATTTCTCTTTCATTTTGATTTAAATCATTTGAATATCCATCTTTAATATGAGTATTTATTATTGATATTATTAAATTTAATGGTGATTTAAATTTATCTATTTTATTTACATTTTCTTGTGTTATCTGTTTTTTATTTATCATATCATTTATCATAGAATATGCGGTTAAACCATTAATAATATCCCCCATAGCATATTTTTTAATAAATTCATCAACACCTATATTATGTTCTTTTGTATATCTTATATTACATAAAAAATTATTTGTCTTAGATAAACATTTATTAGGAAGAAATGGCGAATATTTAACCGCATTTTCACTATTTACACCATCATCTTTATTATGAGCAGGTATTAATACATTTAAATCTTCTCCTATATCAGAAACACAACCACCATCAAAACAAAGATTATTTAAATCATCATATAATAAAAACTTACTTTTAGAAGCTTCTCTTAAAACATTAACTAATAAATCTATAAATTTTTTATTAAAATTCATCTTTTTTAAATTATTAATAAATTCTTTATCTATATTAGATGTTCTTTCAAATGATAAAAATACATCACTCATTATTAAATTATAAAAAAATGTAGCCGAATTAATTATATCTTTTATATTTGATTTATATCTATATTCATTACTTAAATATGGTACATATAATAATATTTTTATATTACCTTTAAATTTATATTTATTTATAGGACTCTTATTATATTTTATTTTATCATTTTCTGTTGCCAATCCAGAATTATTAAAAAAACTATTCATATAATCTAATATAGCTAATGTTCCTGTTGTTTTATCTGGAATTATTTCAGCATTTCCTAATTTAGATATTCCTGTTATAGGCATATGTAAGAATTTTTCATTTTCTAATACATTACTATCATATTCTAATTCTCTACCTATTAATATATAAATAGGAGCAGGTATTTTTATAGGTTTACCCATTGTATTATCTTTATTTAAATTTTCATAAATATCATTAATAATTGAATCAATTTCATTTTCTATAGATTGAATACCTGTTGATAAAAATGACTTTTCAATACATAATGAATATTGTGGTTTATGTATTTTTTCTATATTATATTGTTTATTTGAAAAAAATACACAACTTATAAAATCAAGATTATTAAATAATATTGGTTGTTGTTTTGGTTTTTTATCACAATATTCTTTATCTTTTTCCATATATCTATTTATTATAAATATCTAAATAATTGAATATAAAAAATATGTAATATAATTGTCATTAATATAATATATATAATTATAATTAAATTATATATATATGTATAATCATCAATCATTTCTTTTATTTTTTTATCAATTTTTGTTTCTTTAAATAATAAATCAAAATTATCAATAGTATTTTTTAAATTTATTTTATTATTGTAATATAATAATAAATCTTCATATATTTTTAATATATATGAATTTACATTAATACTATTTAAATTATTTTTATTTTCATTAATAAATTTATTTATAGTTTCTATATCAATCATAAAATAAATTTTAGTATTATATACAGGATTAGTATCTAAATATAATCCAGATACATCTTTAATTATATCAGAAATAAGTATTCCAGAATCATTATTTAATAAACTTATCTTTTTAGTTTTATTATCATCATAATTATTTTTAATATAATTATGTAATTCATTTGAATTATCTATTTTTATGAATATATATTTCTTTAATATTAAATATCTATCATTATCATATATATCTATAAATTTTAATAAATTTAAATTATTTATATATTCTGTAGTTTGATTATATATATCTTGATTGCTAATATTCTCAAAATAATTAATATTTTTATTTATTTGAATCAATGTAGTATAAAAAGTATTTATATAATTTTTATTATCTATCTCAGATGTTAATAAACCTGTTAATTTAGTATCAGTTATTGGTGTATGTGTATCATAAGTTTCTATATTATAAAAATATTCTTTAATTAAGTTATAAATATTAAAGAATATTTTACTATTTTTATTATTAATTTTATATGATTCATATTCTATTAAATCAATAACATATATATATGAAATACCATTTATGTCATTATTATCTATTTTAATTATAATATTTGAAAAATTTAAATAATGATTATCTAAAAATTCTTTTATTCTTTTTGAATTGTCAGTTCTATAATTATTTATATCATTATATCCAAGAATCAATATATAATAACGACTGTTATATTTTCTTATACTAATATCATATATATTATAACCATAAATTGTTATAGGATTACTTGAAGTTATAGTTGTTGGAACTGTGATTTTATTATTGTATTTATTCATTCTCATTATTACAACACCTGAACCTCCATTACCACCCGAACCTGCATCAGCCACTGAAACTCCTACTATACCATCATACCCACCACCTCCTCCTCCACTTCCTGTATTTGGTCTAGCATTTCCACCTGAATTATGACCTGAACCTCCGTCACCAGCACCTCCATTTGTGATTGGATTTGTAGATGTCCCTGATGCTCCTAAACCACCATAACCACAAAAAAATCCATCAACTCTATTACCAGCTCCACCACCGCCAGCATAATAAATTAACTTACCTGTTATATTGATTGATTTTGCTAAACCACCATTACCATATTGTGCTACAGTACCAATAGCACCAGGTATTCCAGGTCCACCAGCGCCACCACCTCCACCTCCATATGAAACACTAGATGTAGAACTAGCACCATCATTACCAAATACATCATTATCTTGTGGTTTATTATTACTTACTTTTCTACCAGCTCTACCTCCTTTATATCCTCCACCTCCAGAACCGCCATCATTTCCATCTTTATTTGTATCACGTATTGGATTTAATTCTGTAACACCACCACCACTTCCTCCTCCTCCGCCTTTAGCTAAAAATATGGAATTTTGATCTTTAATAATATGTGTATCACCACCATTATTACCAAAATCATTAGTTAGACCACCAATACCACCATGACCACCAGTACCAATAATTATAGTATAATTACCAGCAATTAAATGATAATTAGTTTTATAAATTAAAGTACCCGCACCACCGCCAGAACCTGCTTTATTACCACCACCACCACCACCACCAATAACAAGAATATCAATATTTATATCATCTACTATATTTAAATATGTAATTCCGGATTTAAATTTTATATAATAATTATCTGTATTTTGTATTATATTATTTTCAATAGTATCATTTATATAATTATATTCTAATGAATTAATATCATCTTTATTTATTTTTATTATTATAACACCTGATCCTCCTAATCCAACTGTTCCTGCTGGTGTAGAATCTGAACTTGCATTACCGCTACCACCGCCTCCTCCACCTGTATTTGGAATACCATTTATACCATTTTTTCTAGATATACCTCCACCAGCACCTCCTCCATGTGTTGCTGATCCTCCATCTGAATTATAATTTCCACCTGCTCCTCCACCACCATATCCTATATTTATTCCATTTATATCAATATCTATACCACTTCCACCATTTCCGGCTATTCCGCCATAATTATCTGTACCTGAAGTACCATTTTTATTTGGTATATTATAACCACCTCCTCCACCACCACCATTTGTTGATCTACCACCAGCCCCATAACCACTTAGACTTGGAGATGTTGGAATACCTCCTGTATGAGATAAATCATTTTCATGACCACCACCACCTCCTCCTCCTCCTGTTCCTGTTTTTCCACTATAACCTTTATTACCTCCACCACCACCTCCTCCTGCTATTATAATATCAGTAGTATCATTTCTAATAATTGTATTATTACCATCTTGAGAATTCTGCGATCCTCCTTCACCTATTATAAATGTATAAATATTTGTCACTAAAGTATAATTCGTTATATATTTTACTTCACCACCACCGCCACCACCTCCACCATCATAACCACCAGAACCACCACCGCCAACAATAAGAATATCAACAGTAATATTATTTAATACATTAACACTAGTACTACCAGATTTAAACTTTATATAATAATAATCTGTACCCTCTATTATATTTTCTTCAATATTATTATTAATAGTACTTCCTCCAATAAATCTAGTTGTATTAATTATATCTGATTTTATATAATTTTTTTCTTGTTCATTTAATATATTATTTCCAAATGTAATACTTGTGGATGTTAATTCTTTATAATATCTATCTCTAATTCTATTAGTACTTGATAGATTTTTTAGATTATTAACAATAGTTGTTAATGTTTCATTTTGAGGTAAAATATTAGATGAATTAATATAAGTTGGAATATTATTAGAATTATAACTATCAATAAATATAATATTAAATAATTTAAATAATATAGTATAATTAATAAAATCTTTATTTTCAAAAATTTTAGCAAGTTTATTATCTAATATAAATGTTAAATATATAAATATAATTCCAAATAATATAAATAATATAATATTAAATGATATTTTACTAGTATCAACAACAGTAATTATTATAAAAAATATAAATATAGTAATTATAAAATATTTTCCTATATTTTTAGCAGATACTAAATTAGAATAGTTAATATCATTATCAATTAAAAAATCATATAATTTATATCTTAATTTATATAATTCCATTATTCTCCTATTTTAAGCATTGTTTTTCTATTTGTATAAAATAATCAAAGTGCCATCTTATTGATGTTATATACCAAATATATAATGATAATATCAATACTAATAATATAAAAAAATAAATAATCATTATTAATCTAATTTATAAAACCATTTTATAATTTTATCATATATATATGTCTTAATTATATATAACATATAAACAAAATAGTAATTAAATTTATTTTCATCACTCATTTTACTATCGCCAATTATAATGAGATTAATTAATAAATAAAATAATAAAAATGTAAAGAAAAATACTCCTATTATATATAATATAGTTAAGAAAAAAGGTATTAAAGTTTTATTATATGTAATTATATTTTCATTTATTTTTTTTAATTTTAAATTAATATTTTTATTTAATTCATTATAATATTCTATATTTTCATTTGGTATATTATTATAAAATTCTAATTCTTCATGATATTTCTTTATCATTTTTACTTCATTATTATTTAATAATGATATAAATGTAATTTTTTTATTAGTATCATTATTTATAGGTTTATTATCAAAATCACTTGTACAATAATCTTTAAATTCTAGTTGTTTTTTTTGATCAAATGATATATGTTCTTTTAAATATATATATAAATCATAAATAATTATTTTTTGTTCTAAACAACCATTATAATTTTTATTTTTTATTTCATTTAAAAATAATGTATTTAATTCATCTATTCTAGTTAAATCAAATAATATATCAAAAAAATTATTATCTATTAATAATTCATCTGATGTTGATTTTACCGATCTTATTAATATTAAATTATCTAATAATTTATCAACTTCTTCTTCTTGTTTATTATAATTTTTATATTGAGTATATATGAATGGTTTAAATAGTATTTTATATAAAAATAAATGTATTACACTATAAATTAAAATAATTATAAATATAATTATTATACCTCCTTCTTTATCAATATCATATATTGATCCTTTTAATATTTTTTTTGCGTATGAAGCATATAATACATGTATTAAATAAAATATTAATAATCCAATTAATAAATATAATATATAAGCACTTATAGTAAATACAGATAAATTTTGTGATTGAACAGTAAATAATAAATATCTATCATCTTTATAATTATTTTTATCACAATAAATCATATTTTTAGTTAAATAATCTATACTTAATGCTTTGGTTAAATTAGGATTAATAAATAAATTAATAATATAATATATAATATCATATAATAATATTAATACTGATAAAAAAGATAATAAAACAATCATCAATATCAATAATACTAAGAATGTTATCATATATTTTAAAATAAGTTTAAATATATCAATATTAGTATCAAAATATATAGTATCGGATCTAATTACATCAACTTCATTAATTTTATCTGCTGTTAATATAGCATCAGGACCTTTTGATAATTCTTCATATAATTGATTTAATTTATATAAAGCTTTTTTATATTCATTATCATCTTTATATAAAGGGTTTGCTTCTAATTCTTTTTGAATAATTTTAAAATCTTTAATTAAATTATAATCATCGGTTGTTAATCTTTTTTTCAATTTTATATTATTAGATATATTTATTAATTTTTGATAAATATTAGTAATTTCAAAATAATCTTTATTTATTTGAATATTTTTATAATCAAATAATTGAATTATATTACTATAATCTAATTGAAGTATTCTTAATTTTTCTTTAAAATCATCATCAATTTTAATAATATCATCTTTCCATTTACCTGTATTAGTATCTAATAAGTAATAATATTTTACTAAATATCTTTTTAAATAATTTTTATCTTTACTATTTAAATTTATAATTTTATTATATCTTTCTTTATTACCACTATCTTTACTAGAATCAATATAATCATTAATAAATATTGATATTTTTTCATAAATTGGTTTATTATATCTATTTTCTTTTAATTCTAATATATTTATATTTTCTTCAGATATTTTCTTTTTAAATTGATCTGGTATTTCAGTTACATATTTTTCTGCTTTATTATAAATTATAATTTGATCATTAAATGTTTTTATAAATTCTTCTAATTTAATTGAAAGAATATCATATAAAATATTTAAATAATTAATAAAATCTTTAAATCTATATAATTTTATTTTATCATTATCATATAGAGATTCATTTATTATATTTTCATTTGATATAGTAGCATTTATAATAATATTTTTTAGGTCTTCAAAAGTTTTGACTGATATTTTAAATCCATATATTTCATTTATAATTATTTTAATATCATCTAATGATTTTTTTGTTTTATAAACATTTATAAAATTAGTTATATTTTCAATATCAATTATATATATTTTATAAATATTATAAAGTGTTTTAAAATGTTCTTTATATAAATTATATTCTTTATTTAATATATTTATAAATTTATAAATAAATAATTGATATCTATAAAAATTATTATTTTTTTTATTTTCATCTGATATATTAAATATTTGGCTATTTTTAATATCAACACTAACTAAATTAATAATTGAATCTGAAATACTATTAAAATCTTTATATTCTTTATTATCAATAATTATACTAGTATTATTTTTATAATTAACATTAACATTAATATAATTAAAATTATAAATAAAAGGATATAATAAAAATAGATTATTACTAATCTTATTTTTATATATAGAAGAAGTCATTAATTATAATCCTATTATTAATAATTATAAATTTATATTTTCTTCATAATTTTTTGTAATATCATTTGCTAAATTTAATAAAATTTTTTTAATATCAGATTTATTAAATTCATTCAAATCATTATTTTTTTTTAATATCATAAAATCATCACTTTTTATAGTTTTTTCATAATCCTTAATTATAGTATTAACCATATCTATAATTTAATATGAGAATAAATATAATAAATAACTATTAATACAAATATAACAAATATTATAATATAATATACATATATTGATAATAATTTATAACTACAAATATTATATATATCTATTACAATATTTTGGACATTTGTTTGTATTAAATTATATTCTTTATATATATAATTATAAATATCTTTATTATCACCAAAACTAATACTCATATTACTATCATATTCTAATATTCGTTCATTTATGATTAATTGATCATGTCTTAAATATAAAATAGGATTTATTCTAGTTCTTAAGAAATTACCAGTATGTTGTAAATATAATAAATTAAATGTTGAAAAGAAATCTTTTGCTTCATCTTCTAGGTCATTATCAATATAATATTTAATTAATTGAAAAGTGAAAAAAGCAGAAATTATTTTATCTTTATATAAAACACCATTTTTATCTTTTAATACTTTAAAATTATCTACAGTAATATTGATAATAGGTGCTACTGTTTGACTAATATCAAATGTTTGTTTTTTAATATAATTATATAATTTATTTATACTAATATTTTTAGACATATCATTACATTTTCCATATTTAAAATCATAATCATAAACAGATTTTTTTAATAAATAATTACAAAAATTTTCACTATTAATAAAATCTACATTTATATTATTATAAATTAAACTATTAATGCTATTTATTCTTGTACCTAAATTAGATAAATGTTTATAAACAATTAAAAAATATATAATACCGACAATTAATATAGCATAATTAAGATTTTTAGTAGAAATAAAATTATTATTAATACCTGTCATTTTTTCAAAAAAATATAATTTAATTAATATAAAAAATGGTGTTGACATAAAAAATAAAAACATTAAATCAATAGTAAAATAATCATTAACATACCATAAATTTTTAATTTGAGCAAATAAAGGACTATCTGCTAATCTTTTATCATTTTTAAAATAATAATATATAGATAATTGAAAATATTTATAAACATTATTAAATAAGTCATAAAATAACCATAAAATTGTTACAACAAAAAATATAATTAGTAAATAAATACTAACTTCTGAAAATCTTTTATTTTCACAAAATAATTTATTTTCAGAACCTATTTTTATTAATAATCTAAAAAAATATTCTTTTTCTTTATAATAATCATTTAATAACTTATTTAAAGCATTAAATAAAAATGATAAATAATTATCATTCATTCTATTTATTTATAATGATTTAATTATCCATAATAATAAAAATACTATTAATGGAAAAGATATTCTAACTAAAAATTCTTGAAATGATGATAAATCTGTTGAATTTAAATATAAAGAAATATAATAAAATCCTACTTTTTCTATTGATATACCTAAAATAATTACAATAGATAAAATAAATAATTTTAATACTTCTCTTTTAGACATTACCATTCTATCCCAAAAAGAATATTCATATTGTCTATTAATATAATTATAATTATTACTAAAAGATTCTTGTACTTGATTTCTATTTTGAAATTGTTGTTTATATAATTGTTCTCTTTCTTTTTCTTTATTTTGATGATATTCATTTATATCTATTTGTTGTTTCGGTTTTGATACTGGTAATTGTTGTGGTTGTGGTGGAGGTGGAGGCTGTTGTTGTGGTTGAGGTTGTTGATTATTAAATTCTTCATCTAATTCTCCAGTATTATTAAAACTATAAGCAAGATTAATATCAGTCATTCTATAAATAGATAAATATTTTTAATATGTTATTTATAGAAATATAAATATAATAATGGCTAAATATGATATTATAATAAATACAATTTTGATTATTTTAATATTAACAATTATAATTGTTGTATTATTTGGATGTCATTATAAAGGTTGTCATTATTTTGAAAAATTTGAAAATAATGATGAAAAAAAAACTAAAGAAGAAGATAAAAATTTATTAAATAAATTTGAAAAAACTGTATTAGATGGTCTTTCGTCTGGTTCATTAAATACAGAAGGATTAGCTAAATTAATTAAAGAAGAAAAATTTACACCAACTAATTTAGATAATATTATTAATCATGTTGAAAAATTTAAAGGTAAATTTTAATCTTCATCATCTTCATTAAGTAATTTTGATGTATATAATAATTCATTTCTTTTATAATTTTCAAATATTTTATCTCTTGAAAATTCATTTTTATCTTCTTCTTCGCTTAATTCTTGTTCTTCATTTATATATCTATAATTATTAAAATTATTTATATAATTTGGATTTAATATTGGTTTAAATTCTTTTGTTTCTGATAATAATGGTCTATAATAAGTAATTAAATATGTTATTATATGATTTATACCCTTAAAATCATATAAATTACCAGATGATGTTTCAAATCTAAATGTTAATTTAGATAATTTTCCAATAGGATGAAATTCTCTAATTGGTAATTTAGATATTTCTAATTTTTCATCATTATATCCTACACTATTTATTTTAAATTTTGCTAATCCTAAATTATAATTAGTATATGATAATGATCCATACGCATGTTCTTCAATTTCGGGAGATCGTAATACTATATATTTTTCACCTATAAAAAAAATAATACCAGAACTAGTTATTTCATAATTATTTGTTTTATTATTAAAATAACTGTGATATATTTTTAAAAAATTAGCATTTCCTTCATATTTACTAATATATTTATATTTAATATTATCATCTTCTTTTTTTATTATTAAATCAAATCCTAAATTTTCTGCTAATGTACTTTTATTCATATTTAATATAAATGGTTTTTTACAAGTAAATATTATCTTATTTGTTAATTCCGGTGGATTACTAAAATTTATTATTTGTATTGGTGATGATATATTTATAGGATCTTCTAATGCTTTTGTATTCATTAAATTGTTAAAATTCAATAAAAATGTCTGATATGTATAATTACCTACAGGCATCTCAAATTTAGTAAATATATCCATATTTGTATTTAAAGGATCTAATCCATTTTGGACAAGTGGATCTGATATATTATTCGCAATATAAAAATATAAAATATTATTATATTTATCTACAGAATACATTGTTCTAGGAATACTAGCATCTATTATATTTATACCTATTACATTTTTTAATGGTGGATTTAAAGAAACTTCGTAATAATTAGGATCAGGAAATTTTATAAAATCTCTATTTTTACTATCTACAATAAAAAGATAATTTTCTTTTATACTATTTTTTTTTAAAAAATCAATATCTTCTATAGACATTTATAAATTTATATTAATTATTATTTATATATGAAAAAAAATGATATAATTATATATTAATTATATATATTTATAATGAAAGTAATTCGTGTAGATAATATTATTGTTCCAAGAAAAAATATTAGAAAATTCTTTATTTTAAAAACTATTTTTAATAGAATGTTATTTTATAGTATTTATAATAAACAAATTAAAAGAGAAGAAGAATTATTAAAAGAACAAGATTATTATTATAATGATAGATATAATTATCTAATCTAAACAAATTTTTTTTGTTTTTATAATATAAGTTTAAAAAATATAATTTATATTATAAATTATAAATAGAAATTATGTCTAATAATATTGAAAAAAATTTAATGGAATATTTTATAGGTTTATTAGGACAAATAAAGATTTACCATTGGACTACAATGAGTTATGTTATACATAAAGCATTAGATGAACTTCATTCAAATTTAAGTGATAATATTGATGAAGTTATGGAAGTATATATAGGTAAATATAATAAACAACCTATAAATAAATTTGAAATTAATATAAGTGCTGCTAATACTGATAGTTCAAATATAATAGATTATTTAGAATTAGAAAGAGAAAATATTAGAGGAATTAGAAATAAATATTTTAAGAGTTCAACTGAAATTCAAAATATTATTGATAATATGTTAGGAAATATATCTAAAACAATTTATTTATGTAAATTAAAATATTAAATATATATAAATATGGATAATATACAAACATGTAGTATATATAAAAATAATATTTTTTATAAAATATTCATTTTAATTATATTAATATTATTTCTTAGTTTATCATTATATGTTTATTATAAATCACTTAATAACATAAAACATAAAGAATCATCTTTACGTTGAATAATATTTCCTTTAAAATTAAATAAAGGATTATTCTTAACTTTTTTTAAATAAGAATATTTTAATATAAAATCAGTTATTTTTGTATCATCGTAAGGAAATGTATATATTTTTTTAAATTGATCAAAATAAACTAAAAATATTGTTTTAAAAATAATATATGAATATATATTAGATTTATCATAATATAATTTATTTTTTTGTTTTAATTTAAATATTTGATAACATTTATATAATGAATATTCTATTTCAATTTTAATTAAAGATTTAAAATCTAAATTATATTCTTTAGAAATATAAGAAAGATGAAGTATTGTTGCCCAAAATTCAATAATAGATTCATTTAATATTAATTCACTATCAATAGATAAATTAAAATGTTTTAATAATTTATGTTTATTATATAAACTAAATTTATCATTATGTATATTAATATCATGATGTAATAATTCATGTAAAATTACTTTAGGAAATTCTTCTTTTCTAAATATAAATATTTCATTTCTTGTTGTATATGTAAATCCACTATTAACATTATTAACATATAATGGTTTATTATAACAAATTTCTTTTACTACAGGTGTTAATAATAATATAATATTAAAATTTTTATGATTAATTATATCAGTACCTCTTTTTAAAACTTTATGTATTAAATTAATATCTAAAATATCTTTATTTTTTCTATAATATACTTTTATTTTTATATTTTTATATTCATAATTATATTCTTCATCAATTTCATCTATAAATAATAATATTTCTTTTATATTATAAGGACTCACAAAATTACTTTTAATATAATCTTTGTCAATTATCATTTATTTTATCTAATTTATATTTAAAAATAAAATTGTCTTAGTTCTTTTAAAATATCTTTAATAAATCTATCATTTTTAAGTTTATTTGCTATTTCTAATAATTTTATAGATTTTACATCATTACCATCTTGATTATCTATTATTTCGGTATAATATAAACTTTTTTTAATAAAATCATTAACAATTACAGATTTAATATAATTTTTTAAAAATATATCATTTTCTACATATATATAATTAATCTTTTTTAATGATTCATATACATATAAAGAAATATCATAATGAGATCCACTTATACAACTATCAATATTCATTTTCTAATAATAAATTAACTTAAAAACATAAATATTTATATGTTTAAGTTAATTTAAAATGACAAATCCATACACTGTTTTAAATATTCCTATAAATAGTTCTATAGAAGATGTTAAAAAAGCATATAAATCAATAGCATTAAAATCTCATCCAGATAAATTAAAAACTATAATAGATAATGAAGAAAAAAATAAGAAGATAAAATATTTTATAGACGCAACAAATGCTTATAATTCAATTATAAATAATAATTATGATACATGTGATTTTAATTTTAAAAATTATAATTTTGATAATTATGAGAATGATTATGAAGATTGGATTAAAACATTTAATGAAATAAAAAATAGTAATTTATTCAAAGGTATTATTAATAGTTTTATTAATATGCAACCAAAAATAAGAAAACATAATATTAGTGTAGATATTTCATATGCCAATTATTTTAATAATAGTAAAAAAAAATTAAGATTATTTTTAAAAGGTTTAATAGAACCAGTTTTTATTAATCTTGATTGTAAAAAATTTCCAATAAATATTATTAATTATTTTGATAATAATGATAATGAACATGAAATAACTATTTATATGAATTTAATTAATGATATAAATATAAATAAAGGATTTTATCATATAGAAAATGATGAAAATACTTCTGAAATAGAAAATGAAATAGATAATATAACATATAGTAATGAATATGATATTGATTATGATAATATTAAAGAAACCAAAATAAATATTTATTATGATATGGAATTAACTATGATAGATTATATATTAGGTACAAAAAAAGAATTATTATTTATAAATAAAGAAATAATTGATATTAATATAGAAGCATTTACGAATAATATTATAATTAATAATAAAGGTATTAATGGTGGTGATTTAATTATATATTTTAAATATATACCTATTGAAAAAGAAATTTGGAATAAAATATCAAACGCAGATAAAAAGGAAATGGTAAGGATTTTTCAAAATATTAAAAATGATATAAAGATTTAATTATAATAATTATTCATAAAATACAAATGGCTCCCGCAAAAAAATCAAGTGATGTTAAAGATATTTCTGTAGTTATTCCTGCTACAAATATTGTTGCTCCAGCTGAAGTTAAAAAGCCTGCCGTTAAAGCAAAAGTAGTTAAAACACAGCCAGAAATTGTGCAAGAAATTAAAGAAAAAGAAGTTGCTAAGGAAGCAGCAGAAGTTTCTGCTGATGATAAAGATACTCCTCAAGATAATGTTATTCAAGTATTAACAGATAAACTATCCGCACTGACTACACTTAATAAGGAAATTCAAGCTGCTCTCAAACAAGTTGTTAAAAGTTATGATAAACTTCATAAGATTGTAGATAAAATCCAAAAGAAACGTGATAATGCTCGTAAATCTCCATCAGGATTTGCTAAACCTAATAAAATTTCAGATGAACTATGTGATTTTATTGGTGTTCCTCATGGTACTGAAAAATCACGAACGGATATTACACGATATATTAATAGTTATGTAAAAGAACATAATCTAAATAAACCATCAAATCGTAGAATTATTCTACCTGATGATAAACTACGTAGTATTCTAAATGTTAAAGATGGAGAAGAAGTAACATTTTTCATTCTTCAACGACTAATTTCTCATCATTTCCCTTCAAAGGCAGCTCCTAAGGTAGCAGCAGCTTAAAAAATAATTGTATTATTTTTTTAGAATTATTATAAAAAATGATTTCTTATATAATTGATAATATGTAGGATGGTATCAATGGATATTATTGAGAATAATGATGAATTTTTGGAAATATTTATTGTTAATTCTATAACTGTTGAAATGGCAACAAAAGTTACAGATGATTATCTTCCAAATGCTATATGTGTTATAAATAAAGATTATGTGGATGAATCATATCCATTTGAAGAATTAGGTGATATATTGTTACAAAATGGATTTCAGGATGGTGGTATTGTTATTTATAACACAAATGAAAAATGTGTATTAGAATTTGAAGATATTTATTATATAATTACACGAAATCTTATATCAGAAAATAATATAGAAAAAACAAAAATATATGAATATATAATAATGCCAAGTAGAATAATCATATAATAAAAATAATTATATAAAGACAAATTATTTTTGTCTTTTAAATATCTTCTGTGAAAGTTAATTCATTTAAATCACTAATTTCTTTATCATCAATAGTTGTACATCTATTATTATAAAGATTGATTAAACGATCGGTGATAAAATTATCATTAATTAAATTTGAAACTTGCTCAGAATTTAATTTATAAGTAATAGTTACTTTAGTATTAGTAGCAATAGGTTTAGTAATAATAACAATATCACCTTTTTCAATTAAAATTCTTTTATTAAATTTTCTTAATGAACCACAAATTGTTCCAATACAATCTAAATTTGAATTAGAAATAACTAAACATCTACAATTTCCCAACATTTTAGAAATAAAACCATATTCTTCTAAATTTTCATCAATATTATAAGTCATTTGTTTATTTTTATTAAAAGATTTATTAGTTTTTTTATTTCTGATACTTGATTGATATGACATATTTATAATTTATATTTATATAAAAATAATCATTTTTTTTATTTAAAAATAAAAAGCTTTATTTAAATAACTTATTAAATGAATAATAATTATTTAAATGATATATGGAGTCTTTATTTTCATGATCCTTATGATATGAATTGGGAACCTAATAGTTATAAATTTATTAGCACAATAAGTAGTATAGAAGATTTTATAAATGTTTATAAGAGTTTTTATGAATTATGGAGTAAAGGAATGTTTTTTATAATGAGAGAACATATAATGCCGAGATGGGAAGATGAAAATAATAAAAATGGAGGTTGTTTTTCATTTAAAATTAATAAAAATGAAATATATGAAAAATTATTTGAAATTACATCACTTATATTAGGCGAAACATTAGGTAAAACAGATATAATATCTAATAATATAAATGGAATATCAATTAGTCCCAAAAAAAATTATCATATTATAAGAATATGGATTAAAACAAATACAAATTTAGCAAAAGATAATTATAATCTAAATATTCCTAATTATTCTACATTAATGTATAAATCGCATATTGAATAAATTTAATTATAAGGATAAATAATAATAATAAAAATAAATGAGCTTTGAATATTTTATTAAAAATAACTTTAATATTTTAAATATATTATTTCATATAAATGAAAATAATATAATTATACATAATAATACTAGAATAATTAAAAAAGATATTTATATATCAAATATATTTAATTCTCTTCCTATTTTAAAAACATTATTAGAAGATATTCTTAATGAATTTATTTTAATTGAAACAAAAATAAAAGAATCATATAATGAAAATAATAATGAATTTATATATAAAATTAAATTTTATAATCCTAAAATTTCTCATATTAGAGCATTTATTAAATTAAAAGAAATTAATAATAAAATTAATATATCTCTTGATATTAATAATAGTAATTCTAGTATTTCTAATAAAATAACAGAAGATATAATAGGTAATATTATTATTAATTATTATAAAGCTAATTTTATAGAAAAAGATCTTAAAACTTTCTTAGAAAATACTAATCATCATTCTTTTGAGCTAAACATAATCTAACAGTACCCATTGAAGCAATACTATATTGAAGTATTATAGGATAAGCATTTTTTAAATAAATCTCAACAGTAGAACATAAATTAGTACATTTAGTAAAAATACTTAAATATTTAAGACTAAAAACACCTTGAACAGGTTCTAATGAATTTTCATTTGTTTTTTTCATATTAATATTTTGTGTTTTTTCTGTGCCTAATACTGTTTCTTGACAACAAAATTCTCCTTGACAACTTAATATTAATTTATCATTAATATTTTTTATTTCCATATATTCAGCCAAATTATGCATATCTCTTATAATCTTTTGAAGATATGCTGATGGCATTGTAATAATAGTATTAAAATCTTGTGGTGGAATATCAACATTAACTACATCTATATCTAACATTGATAATTTATAAGTTGTTTTTACATTTCTTTCACTATTTTCAATAGTTATACCTAAAATATTTGGATCCGATTTTAATATAAATAATGAAAGTATATCGCTAGATGTTATCGTTTTTATTAACATATGAAATTTAAGCATATTTATACCAACAAATAATTTCTTCTCACAATAATATTTTTCAAATTTATCTGCATCTAATTTTAAATGAATTAATACTATATGTGTATTATCTAATGCTATTATTTTCATACCAGTATCATCAAATTCTAAATTAACATCCATTAATATTTCTTTCATCGCATCAATTACTAATTTAATTGTAGATGCTTGAACTGTTTTTATATTTAATAAATAATTATTATTACTCATCTTATAAAAATAAATATGATTTTCCGCTTTAAATATAATTTTTTGAATTATATACATAACTATTAGGATCATCTTTTTCTTTTTTTGTTGAATTTGATAAATATTCTCCTGCTAATGATGTTATATTTGATAAATTTGGATTATTATAAATATCAGCTAAATTATCTAAATGTCTTCTTCTATTTCTTTCTTCTTCTGTCATTTTAGAATCTCTTTCTTTTTTTACTTTATCATATTGATACTTAACTATCTCATATAATTCACTATAATTAAGCGTTTCCATTATTGTTTCTAGCACTATTTTTTATATTAGATATTAATCTATTCATTTCACTATCATAAGCATCACATGTTTCTCTAATATCATCCCATTTAGTCTTTTCTTTTTCTATTTCTAATGGTATATCCCATAATTCCATTAATGTTTTATTAATATCACCATTATTATTATCAAATATTTCTTTTATTTTTTCATCACAAATTCCTATAGGAGCTTGTATTAATACTTTTTCCATTATTATCCTTTATTTCTTCCAATATTTTTATTTTATTATTACGAGAAAATGATATAAAGAAATTATTATATTCATTAATTATTTGAAAAATGTGTTTAATATCTATTTTAATGCCTATATATAATGGTTATGAATATTTAGATGAATCATTATTATCAATTATTAATCAAACTTATAAAAAATGGGAACTTATAATAGGTATTAATGGTCATAAACCTGATTCTGATATTATTTTGAAAATTAATGATACTGTTAATAATTTTATTAATGATAATTTAGAAAACCAAATAAGAATTATTATTTATGATACTAAAGGAAAACCTGCTACTTTAAATAAAATGATTAATAATGCTAATGGTGATTATGTTGCTATATTAGATGTTGATGATTATTGGTTATCAGAAAAATTAGAAAAACAAATTCCTTATTTATATAATTATGATGTTATTGGAACTAATTGTAGATATTTTGGAAAATTTTCACATTGTCCTAATATTCCATTTGGTGATTTAACAAATTATGATTTTATTATTAATGGTAATCCTATTATTAATTCTAGTAGTCTAATTAGAAAAGAATTAGCCAAATGGAATGAAAATGAAAGATTTGATGATTATGATTTATGGTTACAATTATCTTTAAATAAAAAAAAATTTTATAATATAAGTGATATTTTATGTATGCATAGAATATATGATAATAGTAGTTTTAATTCTGATGTAGAATATAATAAACAATATTATGTTACTTTTATTGAAAAATGGAAAAATAAATATTATAAATAATTTCTTTCATTATTTTTTTTATATTATAAATAAGGTTATAGATAAATGTCTTCTATTGTTAATGGTTTATTCAATTTTATTATTAATAATTCAAGTGTTTCATCTAATAATGGACTTACTTTTAAATTATCAGGTAAAGGTGCTTTGAATTCATCCAATTCTAATAATATTTATGATAGAAATGGTATCGGTTTTCAATTATATAGTAATTCAGATGATTATAGAGATATTGCTTTTGTTGATACTTCTAATATTTACAATAATGATTATTCTACTCTTAGAATTGGATTAAGAAAAAATGCCACTCTTTTAAATAGTATTACTTCTAATAATATTTATAAACCTTTAATTATCAATAGTAATATTTCAATTACTTCTAATGGTATTGGTATAGGTACAAATAATCCATTAAGTGCTTTAGATGTTAGAGGTAATATGAATGTTTCTGGTAAAATTATTATGAATAATAGTGAATTTTCAGCAAATTCTATTATTATTCCTACTTCTACTGTATCATCTAATTCTGTTTTAGGTAGTACAAATTATATATATTACCAATTTGATCAAAATATTACTAATTCTATTACTTTTTCTACTTCAACTTTTGCTGATTTATTTATAGTTGGTGCTGGAGGAAATGGAGGTATTGGTACCAATTCAGGTGGTGGTGGTGCTGGTGAAGTAATTTATTATCCTAATTTTTTATTTATTCCCGGTACTTATAATATTAATATAGGAATATCTTCCTCTAATTCTATTCAAAGAATTTCTAAAATTGTCTATAACAGTTCTGATTTAATTAAAGCTATTGGTGGTGGTGATGGTGGATATGGTTCTACTCTCCCTACCAGTGGTGGTTCTGGTGGTGGTGGTGCTATTAATCAAAATGGAATTATTGCTGGAACTCCTAGTAGTATTAATTCTTATTTAACTGGTGGATATAATGGCACTTCTTTATCTGGTGGTAATGGAGGTTCTGCTACATCTTCTGGAAGATTTACTACAACTATTACAGGAACTTCTTTATCTGTTGGATTAGGAGGGTTAGGCATAGGTTCATCTGGTGGAGGTGGAAATGCTATTAATTATGGTGATGGAGGTAATGGTAATGGTGGTAATGGAAAACAAGGTATTATTATTATAAGAATTGATACTAATACAAATAAAGATATCTTAAATATTAAAAGTGATAATATTAATTTTCAAAATCTTATTATTAATTGTAATTTAGCAATTGGTGGAACTATTTATAGAAGTGATGGATCTATATTTACTGGTTCTGGTAATTCTAGTTCTTCTACAACTGTAAATAGTAAATGGAATATATCCGAAGGAACTTCTAATATTTACTATAGTGATGGTTTAGTTGGTATTGGTATAAATAATCCTCAATCTTTATTACATTTATCTTCTGTTAATGCTAATACTGATATTACTTTAAAATTTACTGATGGAAGTACTGGTATTAATAATAATGGACTAATATTAAAAAAAGATGAAAATCAAAATGGTTTATTTTGGAATTATCAAAATGCTGATTTATTATTTGGTACTTCTAATCTTGAACGTATGAGAATAACTTCTTCTGGTAGAATTGGTATAGGCACTTCTAATCCTCAATCTTTATTAGATGTAAGAGGTAATATTGTTATAGCTGGAAATTTATTAAAACCTGATGGAAGTAAATTATATGCCAGTCAATTATCAAATTCTACAATTAATCCCAATAATATTTATTATAATCTAGGATATTTAGGTATTGGAACAGATAATCCTAATTCTGCTTTAGATGTTAGAAATGGTAATATTATTTTAAATCAAGGAAAAATAGGTATAGGATTATCACAACCTAATGCTGATATACATTTATCTTCTATTAATCCAAATTCATCTATTTCTCTTAGAATTACAGATGGAACTACTGGATTATTTGGAGGTATAAGTCTTGAAAAAGATAGTAATCAAAATGCTAAATTATGGAATTATCAAAATGCTGATATTATTTTTGGAACAAGTAATCTTGAACGTATGCGATTAACTTCATCAGGTAGAATTGGTATTGGTACAACTAATCCTCAAGCATCTTTAGATGTTAGAGGTAATTTATTATTAAGTGGAACTTTATTAAAATCTAATGGAACAAATTATTTTAATAATCAATTATTTGTTTCATCTATTAATTCTAATAATATTTATTATAATCTTGGTAATTTTGGTATTGGTACTACTAATCCTAAATCACTTTTAGATGTTACTAATGGTAATATTAGTATTAATAATGGTTATTTAGGAATTGGTATTACTAATCCTCAATCACATATTCATTTATCTGCTCCTACTAATAATACTGAAGTAACATTAAGATTAACAGATGCTACAACAGGAACATCTTCAACATCAGGATTAATATTATCAAAAGATAGTAATCAAAAT